AGTGACCAAGCCCTTGGGTCGAATCGTAGAGATGTCGAAGCCGACGCCGCCTCTACGCTTCATGATCTGCGCCTGCTCCTGGTCGGCCTTGAGGATGCCGGCATAGGAGTCGTAAGGTGACTCCACGACGAAGCAGTTGGAGAGTGACTGGTACTGATAGGGATTCCCGACCGCAGACATGGGAGAACCCTGCGGGACGACAGGTCCCAGACCGCGAGACTCCGCAGCCAGCTCATCCAAGGTCATGACTTCACGTCGAGAAGCATCGATGTGCTCAACGTCGGCGAGGAGACAGAAGATCTCCTTCTCCGACATCGGGTTGGGATACTTTGCCTCGATTCGTGCGAACTCTCGTGCGAGTCGTCGGTGCATGTCCGACGGCGTCTTCTCGAGAATGTTGCCTGAGTTGTCCCTCAGCGCGTACTTGGACACGAAGACAGAGGCGGCGAGTTCGTCACCGCCAAAGTATTCCAACGTCGCGCTGTAAGCCTCGTCCTGTGTGTACTTGGTCATGATTTGCGATTGCTCCATGATGTGGATCCTTAACTATACTACAATGCTCGTGCTTCTTCAGCGACGTTCGGGCTGGTTTTCTGAGGAGGGAATTCGTTCTTCATTTCCTTCCACTTCGCGCGAAGAGCTTGACGTTGGGCCTCTTCTTCGGACACCACCGCCGTGTCAGGAGCGTCTGACTCTCCTGTGATCTCAAACTTACTACGTGCCGTGTTCATCTTCAGAGGAAAGACAAGGCCGTCTCGGCCTGCACGATTCTTAGCCACATAGAGGCGACCCCAGCCGCTTGCTTTCTCGTGTGGTCGCCTCGAGACCGAGACGATGAGGTCGCAAATCATCGCCTTGCCGTAGGCCTCTGACATGTTCGTCATGTCGATCACCTCGGCATTCGCACCCTCTTTGTTCGACTGTGATGCAGTCCAGATGGGTACGCCAAGCTCCATCGCGAGGCCTCGTAGCTCCTCGTAGACGAGCTTGAGCTCGTGTCGTAGAGAGTCGAACTGTCGAGTCGACCTCATGATGTCAGCGTAGTCGATGATGATGATGTCTGGCTTGAATCCCTTTAGGTCGAGACGTTCGATGTGCGACTTGATCGTGTAGATGGATGCTGTATTTGTGGGATATTCTTTGATGAACAACCGACCAAGTCGATTGTCCTCGTAGAACTTCTTGACCTCCTCCTTACGGTCCATCACCTCGTTCGAGTCGATGTCACAGAGATTGGAGTCGTACCTGATACCGACTGCCGTCTCGGACAGCTCGAAGGTGTAGTGGAGGACGTTCTTGCCTTCACGAAGGGCGTTGGCTCCAATCATGGTGAGCCAGTGAGACTTGCCGCTGCCGGAGGCACCGACGACGCAGAGGAGTTCACCCTTGCCGCTGCCGCCGTTGAGGATCTCTTTCTTGTCGAGCTCCGGGATTCGAGTCGGAATGGTGTCACGCTTCAACTTCGTGAAACGTGCGTCCATCTCGTTGAAGAAGTCGTGTCCCACAGAGGGAGCAGTACCGACTTGGACGGCCTTCTTGATCGTCTCCACGATGGACTCATATTTGTTCGCCTGCATCTGGTCGACTGCAGACTCGAGAGCCTTCTTGAGTGCCTGCTTCCTGCAGAACTCGAGCGACTTCTCCTTGACGTACTGAAGGTCGCCAGGATCTGGGTTCGCCTTCATTCTCTGGAGGTAGTCGATGATCTGGTCCCGCAGGATGACGTCCGTTCCCGTCTTCAGATCGTCACGAATGATCGTGACGAGAAGCTGTAGCGTCGGAAACACCTTGTATTTCTTCGAATACGCAAAGTAACGATCCGCCAAGAACTTGAGATAATTCACCTCGAAGTAGGAGATGTCGACCACCTCCGTCATCTGTTCGGCCCATTTGTGATCGGTCAGAAGAGCTTGTCCGAGTTTCTCCTGGAAGGACTTGCCGAACTGACCGAAAGTTACGCCTGAGTGCTTATTGTCGTTTTCTAGCATTGACTCTCCGAAGTATATCTCAGCTTCTCAATGCACTTGAGGTCATAGAAGAACCCCTCAGCATCAAAGTCGTTGATTCCTTCCTTTACAAGGATCTTTAGTAGGCCCATCTTATTGATCACGGGAGCAAATGTATCGACCACATAATCCACCTTCTTCATCTGGTCAGGCGACATCATGTTTCCGTCGAGGTGGACGAGTTGCCAGTTCCTCTTCACGTCACCTGAGGACTCGTCGACCCTCTTGTATGCCACGCTGTCGTCCCTGTGACTCGTCGCATAGTCGAGGAGGTCTTGAAGCACGATCGTGTCGTCGCTTCCCAGCATGGGAAACTTCTTCGCGATGCTCTTGAAGCCCAAGCCTTTGACACCGGGAATGTTGTCGGAGTCGTCGCCGCAGAGGCACTTGGCGAGGGCAAAGTTGTGCGACTTGATGCGAAATTCTCCGAAGAGGTCATCGTTAGTGATGAACTTCTTCCTGTAGAGCGAGTAGATCTTCGTCCTTTCGTCCAGCAGCTGATACATGTCTTTGTCGGCAGAGACGATGACCTTGTCTACTTCCCGAAAAGTCGACCTGCAGAGATATGCGACGACGTCGTCACCCTCGCAGTCAGACACGTAGATCTGGCACACGGGAACGTTCTTGAGAACGTTGAGGAGAGTGATGAGCTGGTGTTGCTTGTTCTCCTCAGAGTCTGGGATGTCGTCCTCGTAGAATCGATTGAGTCTTCCGGGCTTTCGATTCATCTTGTATTCTGAGTAGATCTTTCTTCGTCTCTGGGATCCTCCGCCTTCCCAAGTGACGTAGACCTGCGACGGCTGATATTCCCTACAGAGGCGTTGAAGCGTCTTGAGAAAACCGATGCATCCTCCCATCTGATAGCCATGGGAGGACATCTGTGGAAACGCACTGTATGCCCTGAGGTATGCGTTCATTCCGTCAATGATGAAGATGGGTCGCTCACTCGACATGGGTAGAACTTACCACACGTCGAGTGAGCAGTACAAAGGATCGTCTCAAAGGATTTGCGATGCGATGAGACAGCCTCTTGCCACCGCGTGGAGAGGATCGGCGGCGTGGCGGACTTCCTTTACGGGAAGTGGGAATCCGTTTGCGATCAGCTTCTTCTCGAAGTGTGCCACGAATCCTTTCGCCTTCGACGTTCCTCCTGCCACGATCACGGGCAGGGGATCCTTGAAATTGGGGAGCGACTTGTGACCTTCCATCGAGGCAGCAAGCTGCTTCGTGGTGTAGTCGATGAGACGGTCGTAGTAGGACGACACGGCTGCGAGCACCTGGTTTTCGTTTGGTTCTGCGACAGTAAAGTCGCCCTGTTCTTTCTCGGCCTGAACGACGGAGTCAGACTCTCCCGTCGCGACGGCGGACATCCTGTCGATCCAGTCGCCACTCTTCGTGGTGGAGAACGTGACAGTGGGCTCGCCGTTCAGCATCACGCAGACGTTCACCATGCCTGCACCCCAAGAGAGAGCGACGCCCGTGTAGTCGTCGTCCGACAACTCAGAATAGCAGAGAGCTTCTGCCTCGTTGATGGCACGAGAGTCGTAGCCGCACTCCTGAAGCACCTTCTTCACGACGTCCTCGTGGTAGCCTACGTCGAAGTCGTCGTCCTCTTGGTCGACTGGCTGTGCAGGGATGCAGAAGACGAGCTTCTCTCCCTGCGTCGTCGCCTTGCCTGCGACTTCCTTGAGGATGTAGGAGAGGACACGGCGAGCATCCTTTTCCTTCGCAGAGACGACGCCTCTGTACATGGGACGCTTCGCAGAGTCATTTCTCTCAACTGCTTTCTCGATCGCGTCTTGCCCCAAGATGATGAAGGACCCGTCTGTGTCCTTGACGAAGACTTTGCCCGTGAGGCCCTTCTCGATCATCTTCGTCGCGATGGGTGTCGTCGGCTTGATGACGTAGAAAGCGTCACGAAAATCCTTGTACTCTACGGTTCCTTCGGTACCCTCCGAGGAGAGGACGATGAACGATGTGCCTACGTCTAGTCCCTTTGCCATGTCGTTTATCCTTTCATCTTCTTCAGTTGTGCGAGCTTGCTCGTCGCAGAAGCGATATCGTCAGACGTCTGTGAGACCTTTCCCAGAGGCTCCTTGCTGAGAGTCTGCATCCCGCTGGTGGACACGTCTGTCACAAACTTGGCGTCGTCGATGTCGATCTTCTTGCGTTGCTTCTGCTCCTTGGCGACGGTTGCCACGAAGGAAGTGGACTCGGTCCCCCGCAGGATCCGGAAGATGCTGTCCACCCGACCTGTGAGGTAACCGAGACCGAATCCCAAACCTAAGCCACCGAGTAAGTATTCGATCATGTCACTTTCCTGTCGAACCAAAGCCGCCGCTGCCTCGCTCCGTCTCCGAGAGGCTGTCCACATTGCGCAGGTTGACCTGTAGCGTTGGCGAGAAAACGAGTTGGGCAATCCTATCGCCCTTTTTGACGGAATAAACCTCGTGACCGTGGTTGATGAGGAGGACCTTGACTTCACCTCGATAGTCGGCGTCGATGGTGCCTGGGGTGTTGAGGACTGTCACCCCGTGCTTCAGCGCGAGGCCCGACCGAGGCCTCACCTGACCCTCGAAACCCTCAGGAATCTCGAGGTACAGGCCTGTCGGCACCAGAGCCCTTTGTGCAGGAAGGATGTCGACGTCGACGGTCGACCTCACGTCGACCCCAGATGCACCCTTAGTGGCATACTCGGGGACGTACTGCCCCTTGAAGGGAACGTTGGGTCTAATCAGCTTACTCATCTGATGTGATCTCCTCCTCGATTAGTTGCTCGATCGTCCCAGGATTGATGGTGAGTGCAGCATCGATTGCCGTCATGATGTACTTCCTGTACTTCTCGTCCCTCATCAAGGCACCGAACTCGCTCTTGTAGAACTTCTTCTCGGCGAGGACCTCACCCGTCTTCTCGTCGTTAACGGTGAGCTCTTTCCAGGCACCGTCACCGCTGATGTTGATGCGGAGGTTGTCGCGCAGGACGCCCTTGTTCTCCTTGCAGTAAGTCCTCACCTCGTCGAAGATGTAGTCGTCCTCGACGATGCCCTTGCCGAAGATGATGTCGAACTCGCACTTCTTGAAGGGCGGTGCCACCTTGTTCTTCTTCACGGTGCAGATGACGTGGATTCCGATGATGTTTCCCGCCTTGTCCTTGACAGGATTGCCGCTCGTGAGAGAGACCCTCACAGAGGCGTGGAAGGGGATCGCCTTTCCACCAGGCGTCGTGGTCGGGTCTCCATACATCACACCAATCTTGTCTCGAATCTGGTTGAGGCACAGGAGCGTGACGTTGTTCTGACCGATGACACCAGTGATCTTGCGCATGCCCTTGGAGATGACTCGGGCCTGCAGACCGATCGTGTTGTCCTCGTACTCACCGTCGAGCTCCATCTTGGGAGACGTGGCGGCGACTGAGTCCCAGATCACGACGATGGGGACGTTCTTCTCCACGATGGCCTTCGCCTTCGTGATGGTGGACTCGATGATGGAGAACACCTCCTCTGTCATGTGGGAGTCGCAGTACACGAAACGCTTCCTGATGTCGATCCCCATGTCAGAAAGCTTCTGAACGGGCACGGAATTCTCCGTATCTACGTAAACAACAAGACCTCCCAATTTCTGGGCGACTGATGCTGCGTGGTAAGCCAAGTGCGACTTACCGCTCGAGGGAGGACCGCTAATTTCGATGATTCTACCCTCAGGGTAACCGCCCTCAGAGGCGTTTCTGATGGCATAGTTAAGCTGAAGTGAGCCGGTGTCTATCCAGCGCTTCACAACGGTAGGCGCATCCATCTCTGAAAGATTGTATGCGATTCGCGTTCCAAACTCTTTGTTGATGTCTCTAATCAACTCAGCTGTCAAGTCAATTACGCTGTCTTTTGACTTAAGCGTTGAAGAATCATCATTTTGAGCTCGTTCTTTTTTTGCCATGTGTTTATGTCCTCGTCCGTTATTCTAACCAGGCGGATACCTGATTGTTCAGCCCACTCGTCTTGTTCGCGGTCTTTAACATAAGTCTTGAGAATCCTCGCGTCTTTTGACGACTTGCTCTCTCTTATGAGCTCGTGAGGTCGGTTTAGCCCATGCCAATAAACACCATCTACCTGAAGATAGACGTTCAATGACGAGATGAAGAAGTCAATAGACCAACGATTGTTAACACTAACTTGTGTCTTGACGTCTTCGTCACCAAAGATCTCTTTTAAGGTCTCACCTACGAAGTTTTCGATTTTAGAACTGTACGAACCCGTACGTGTCTGACGTCTTGTTTCTTGTGACTTCCTATAAACTTCAGACCAGTCGAAGTTCTTCTTCACTTCTTCTATTTGCATGGGATATGCAACGCCGTAGCGTGTCATGTTGGTCTCAACTCTCTTTTCAAGAATCGAGGTTTTTTCTTCGATCGACTTTCTCTTATAAGTCTCACTTTCTTTGTCTTTGACCTGTTGAGACTTTGCTGGATTGTCTACACCGTACTTCTCGATGCACGTTCTCTTGACTTTGTCAGAGATGACTTTACATCGCAAAGGATTATCGGCACCGTATCTCTCTTCGAGAACAGATCTGATCTTTTCCTTTATCACAGGACTTTTGAAAACATTTTCTGTGCCGAATCGTTCGAGCGTAGTCTTCTTAGTTTTTTCGAAGATTTTTCCGCCTTCTTCTTTTGCTTTTCTGATGCATTCCTTACAACAAAAATGCAGGTCGCCGCATTGTGAGATGTATTTGATGAAAGTGGTATTGCATGTGTCACATGCAACTTCACACTTAGTGCGTGTAACGTTTCTGATAAACATGCATCTAAGTATGCTATGCTTGTGCAAAAAAGAAGGGGGACAGCATATGCTGTCCCCCTTCTCATGTCTGTTACTCGTCCATCAGCTCGGCGAAGGCGTCATCAAGCGATGACTTCTTCGTCTCGGTCTTCTTTGGAGCAGGCTTCTTTTCCACCTTCTCCGAAGAAGGCTTCAGTTCGGCGGCGAGAGAGTCGAGCTCGTCGGTCGGTGCAGGACCTCGAGTCGAGCCACCCTCGTGGACCGGCTCAGGAGAGCTGCCGCCGTTGAGCCAGTTGTTGAGGACGGCCTCGATCTCTTGCGTCGTCTTGAGACGATACATGTCGTCGATGTTCGGGATCGAGTCAAGCCACTTCTGGGCGGTGGCGGAGTCCTCGTGAAGCTTCGAGGGACGACGGGCCGGATCGACCGTTGTGTCGTTGAACTGCTTGCCTGGTGCCTTCGTGATTGACACCTTGAGGTCGAAACCCTCCGTCGGAGAGAGGATGTCGCCCACCTCCTCGTCGAGGAAGAATCCCAGCATGCGCTGGTACACCTGCTTGCCGAAGGACCACACCTGTACGCCCTTGTCCTCTTCGCCACGAACGATGACGGGAGCGTAGCATCGCATCTTTGCAGAAAGCTTCTTCGCGAGGACACGGTCGTCGGGCTTGCCGCTGCTGTACAGCTTCCTCATGAGGTCGTTGATTGGGTCCGGCTTTCCGAACTGATTCGGTGCCAAGATTCCGCTGTTCTCACCGATGTAGTAGAACCACCGCTCCATGAACGGCTGACCGTCAGAAGCGTTCTTCCAAGGCAGACAGCGGACCTTGTGTTCACCGAGACCCGGCTTCCACATCTGCACAGACGAGGTCTTCTTCACACCACTGAGCTCAGCGACACGCTTCTTGATTGCTTCGAGATCGATAGCCATATTCCTATTCCTATTCCTTCTTGTTCTCCGAAAGTCGACGATTCATCGCACCGTGCGATTTGTCGATCGACGTCCTTTGAGTCTTCAACTTATCAGGTCGAGACGTAACTGTTCACATCGTGACGCAACAAAGAAACACAGACGATCACTTCCAGCGGACGAAGCCCTTCTTGGACTTCTTCAGCTTCTTGCCGGGAGCCGTGGGATTTCTTCCCATGTCTTCCGACGATGCCCCCAAGGGGCCAGTGAATCCTGCGATGTTGGCGACGACGGCCATCTCTTCCATCTCTTCCGTCTCCTCTTCCTTTTTCTTGCTTTGCTTCGACGATCCCTTGCTTGGGATCAGCTGATTGGGCACGCGGGGGTCCTGGATCTCCGCCAGGGCCTCCGCGATGAACTTCCTCAGTAAAGCGCTCATGCCGATAAGTATTCGGTCAGTCCGAGTTCTTCTCCTGTTTTGTGGAGATGTAGTCGGCAAGATGCACGACGTCGGCGAGCATGGGCTCCTTCATCTTGTAGGGAGCGTTCTCCTCGGCATACTGCCCGTCGTTCAGCTTAATCGCGAGGAACTCTGCCTGCGTGAGCTTGAGACTGAAATGCTGACAGAGCCACACACCGCGGTCGGGAACGGTCATGTACTGCATCGCACGATTGTGCGTGTAGTTCTCACCCAACTTTTCCACCCTCCAACCGTCCGTCTGTGGCAGGTAGTAGTCCTGTTCGTGGTCACCCACCTTGCCGATGTCGTGGAGGAGGCATCCGATGATGAGCGACTCTCTCGGAATGTCCCAGCCGAATGCCTTGACGAGACGCATCGCGTTGCCGAGGACGCGGATGGAATGATCCACGAGACCACCCGGAAAAGCTGCATGATAATCCTTGCGCGACGACGCTGGGCACAAAGCAAGACGCTCACCGAGGTGGTCAACCAGGGCGAGCGCTGCCTCGGATCTGTCTCCGAGCTTCTCCATGAAGGAGCGATACTTGTCGAAATTTGAAGCGATGTCTTCGGGACTTAGGGTCATGAGACCACAGTATCACACCGCGGTCTCAATGTATCAAGCGCTAGGCGCTGTTATCAGCTAGAAGAGGCGAGGCTCTTCGCTATCTGCTTGACCTTGGCGAGCGAAGAATCGTACAAACGATCGGCTTCCTCATCGGACATCTTCCTGAACGTGTCGCTATCCCCCGTGACGTAGACGAGCGCATCGAGGAAGTCCGCTCCGTAGCCCATACCCAAAGCTCCGTCGACGGCATACTTGACAGCATCTTGCTTTGCGTAGTCCGGTCGGCCGGGAGAGGCACCTGTCCAGGACCAGTCCGAAGATCCAAAAGACTTCTGGATCTTCGAGGCGAGCGTGGCGGGATCAAGTGCCGCGGCGGCGCCCTTCATAGCCGAGAAGCTAGCTCCTGACTTCTTCTCGTTGGACGCGTCCTTGAAAGCAAGACGAAACTTGTCGAAGTCGGCGTCCGACAGCGCAAGCAGCGCCGTCTTGATCACGCCCCTGCCCACGCCGGCGAGGGTGCCAGAGGCCAAGGCGGTGCCGAAGTCCGCAGCTTCTCTCAAGTTGTTGACTTCTTCATTGATGATTCTACGTAGTTGGGACGATGTGAGCTTCATTGTGATTTCCTTTTTGTGAGGACATTCACTACATATTCTGGGCCTATCCAATTGTCTCCAACTTGAGCGGTAAAGGCTTGTCGTAACCCGGCACAGACACGGAGTCGAATGTTTCCACGTCACCGAGTCGAGAAGCATCGACGTCGAGGAGTAGCGCGTCGTGGAGCACGAAGAGGGGACGGACGCCTTCGCTTCCGAGCTTCTGGATCACAGCATCGAAGCCGAGCATCGCGACGTCCACTCCGCTCGACTGTGCGTACGTGTTGACGAGGAGGTTGTCCTGTCCCTGTGCGACGGGGACGGGTCTACCGAATCGATTGACGATCGTCCCAGACTTCGCCGCTTCCTC